AGACGGCAACAAGATCTCAGAAGTTATGGGTATACGTGCTGGTTGTAAAGTAATGAAGACTCGTTATGCAAAACCGTTTGAAGGTGTGCAAGTGAAGATTCCTTATGAGACTGGTATGAATCCGTACAGTGGTCTAGTTGAATTATTTGAGAAGAAGAACTTGTTAGTTAAGCAAGGCAATCGACTCAAGTATATTGACATTGCTGGCGAAGAGCATCTTGAATATCGTAAAGCATGGATGTTAGGTGGTAAACTTGATTTGATTATGTCACAGTATAATGAAAAAATGAAGCCTGTGGTAAATATCGATGAAGTTGACTTAGATGAAGAAGCAACAGCAGATCAAATTGAGGAAGCAACCGCAAATGAATGAAGAACACATCAGTGACATCTGGACAATGTTTAAAGAGTACGTAGACAAAAAGCAAATAGAACTAGTAGCCGAAAAGTTTGTAGATTTATTAGCGGACTACGGTGTTAGTGATGAAACTTTCAAAGATGTTGTTGGAACTGATTCTAATCTAGATGCAGCAATAAGCTACTACCTAGATTTAGATAATGTAGATGATGACGAAGAAGAATGGGATGAATAATGGGTTGGTATAGCGAAGTATCACGAGATATATCTAAGATACCCTTAGCTGTCCAATTCTTCGAAGACGAGCTAATAGAAGGTCGTCAAGATGTAAAACTTAAAGGCAACGTTGAACGTGCCGCGGCAAATATGCCCGGCATTGTTGAACAGCGTTTTAATCAGCTTCAAGAGATTGAAGCAATCCTGCACTACTTAAATATCGAGCTACGTAGATTGCGTAGCTCGTACTTTAAGAAATATCTTGAAAACTACCAACGAGCTCTGTCAAGCCGTGACGTTGAAAAATACGTAGACGGTGAGGCAGATGTTGTTGACTATGAAAAGATCATTAACGAGTTTGCACTTATGCGCAACAAATGGTTAGGACTCTTAAAAGGTCTTGATCAAAAGCAATGGCAAATTACAAATGTAGTTAAGCTTAGAGTGGCAGGTATGGAAGATGCCAGCATCTAATGAACCATTAATAGTTGGTATAAAAGGTAGCTTTGATTTAACTAGTTTCCGTGGTCATAATAAAGACTTCATTCCAGACTTGCCTAATTTTAAATTAGTTAAAAATCTAAATGATCCGTTAGTACAGAGTGCTGACGGATTCATGCAAACTAACATATATAAAGATCATCTAATAGAATACAAAGATCAATTTGATTTTATTAAGGAATCAAATAAACCATTTTTAGTATACGAAAGCCCTGTGTTTAGATCCGGAACATCAGAAGTACACGAGCTAAATCCGTTATACATGCAACGTGTAGGATGGAATCATTTTATGCGACAGGGAATATTTTGTAACAAAAACAGCCCTCCTGATAGATTTGAAAAAATTAAAAAAGATCAAAACATAAAAATACTACCATGGGAAGCAAAGGGTGATTATATTTTATTCATCTTGCAGAAGCCTAATGACAGTAGTTTAGAACAAGTTCATAAAGTTTGGGGAAATACTACTACTGGATATTGGGATTACGTAGTTGATTGCTTAACGCATATACGTATGCATACTGATATGCCTATTATCCTTAGAGGACATCCAAAAGCAAGAAAAAGTAGGTCAATAGCAGAAGGTATTGCAAATAGCAATGCTATTCCTAATGTAACACACACTGTTAATTACGAAACAAATACAACAGCGAGTGGCGGCAAAGGATTGCAAAAAGACTTTGACAACGCCTGGGCTGTAGTTGGAACAACTAGTAATACTCTTATTGAAAGTGCATGTTTAGGTATCCCTACATTTGCATTAGACGACACTGCAATGTGTTGGCCAGTTAGTCAACCAAGTCTATCATATATAGACAATCCAAAATTAGATATACCTCGTGAACAATGGTTATATGATTTAGCTTGGACACAATATTATTTTCATGAGCATAAATTAGGGTATGCTTGGAACAGACTTAAACCTTATTACTTTTCTTAAATAAACTACGTATATAAATACTGTGGAGAAACTATATATGCAAACAACATTATATCAAGACTGGACTATATTGTCTGGCGATTCTATTCTACACAGAGCAATGAAAAAAGAACGAAAACCAAATGTTGTTGATTATCAGTCTGGACAAATTAACACAGCAATGTCGTGTTGCAAGCAATTTAGGACAGCAATTGATGTAGGAGCAAACTACGGCATAATGTCATTTCATATGTCAAAAAGATTTACTAATGTACATGCATTTGAAATTGAACCTAACGTTTATAACTGCTTAGAAACAAATGTAAAACACTTTAATCTAGATAATGTACAAATACATGCTTGCGGGCTTGGTGATAAAGAGCAAACTGTTTCACTGACTTACATTATGAACAATAAAAATATCAGCAAAGGAATAAGAAGTACATTCGGCACTCATGTTACTCCTAATTCAAGCGGTGATATCTTAGTAAAAACAATGGATAGTTTTTCATTTACAGATGTTGATTTTATTAAAATGGACGCTGAAGGGTTTGAGCCACTTATTATAAACGGCGGTATTGATCTAATAGCAAAATATAAGCCTGTAATACTATACGAATGCAAAGGGCACGAAACTAGATACGGCTATGCAAGAGACGAAGTGGGTAAACAATTAAAGAAGCTTGGCTATGGTAAAATAGCCAAGACAGGTAACAAAAAAAACGCAATTATAGGTGTGATAAATTAAATGAAACAAGTATATAATTATTGGATGCCAGATAGCGATAATCATTTTTATAGGATGATTACTAAGCGTGTTAAAAATGGAGGTCCAGCTGAATATCAAGACGATGTTAGAGATACTGCTTACAAATATGTTACAGACTTTGATCTTGCAATCGACGTTGGAGCAAATGTAGGGCTATGGGCAAAGCCATTAACTGAAAAATTTAAACAAGTTTTTGCTTATGAACCTATGCAGCAAGTACATGAATGCTTAGAACTTAATGTAAAAGGCTTGCCAGTGCAAGTTAATTTTTTTGCATTAGGAAGTGTTAATGATAAAGTTACTATGGAATTTGATAAAGACAATACTGGTAATAGTTATGTTTCTAATATTGGTACTGGCAACATAACTATTAAACGTATGGATGATTTAAATTTGCCTAAATTTGGATTATTAAAAATTGATTGTGAAAGACACGAGTTAGAAGTGTTAAAAGGAGCAACAGAAACAATTTTAAAATACAAACCCATTATTGTATGCGAGCAACATCCTGACACAAATGAGTGTGCTGGAGAGTATATAAAATCATTAGGTGCTATTGAATTTACTAATGTACGTAAAGATTATATATTTGGCTGGAATTCATAAATATCTTTTTTTATAAACTGCGCATATAAATAGTTTTATGAAACGTATTGTATTAGTCACAGGCGGATTTGACCCGCTACACAGTGGGCACATTGCCTACCTTAACGCAGCAAGTAAGCTGGGCGATGAATTACTTGTTGGAGTAAACTCGGATGATTGGTTAACACGTAAGAAAGGTAGACCGTTTATGCCGTTCGAAGAACGTGTTGCTATTGTGCAAGAACTTAAAGCTGTTGATGGCGTCTTTGGATTTATTGACAAAGATAACACTGCTAGAATGGCTATCCATTATTTGTTAACCAATCCCAATTATAGAATGCCGTTAGGTAGTAAACTTATTTTTGCAAACGGTGGTGATAGAACAGCAGAAACAACTCCAGAATTTAACGCATATAGAAGCTACCCGCATATAGAGTTTGCATATGGAGTAGGCGGCGAAGATAAGAAAAATTCTAGTAGTTGGATATTAGAAGAGTGGAAGACCCCGAAAACAGAGCGCCCTTGGGGATTTTATCGATTACTAGATAGCGGACCTGGCTGGGCAGTAAAAGAACTTACAATTGAACCAGGCAAATCATTATCGGATCAGCGACATAAACATAGGTCCGAGCATTGGCATGTTGTACAAGGAAACGTAACAATCGACACTGAGTGGAAAGAACGTAAATCAACAATTACAATTGGTCCAAAGGATAGCTATGATATTGATGCTATGGTATGGCACAGGCCACACAATAACGGAACCGAACCAGTTAAGATTATTGAGACTTGGTTTGGAAATATACTAGCGGAGAGTGACATTGAGCGAAGAGAATAACCCGTTACGTATATACGTTGGTTGGGACAGTAAAGAAGAAGAAGCATACGAAGTTTGCAGGCAAAGCATAATAGATCATGCTAGTGTGCCTGTTGAAATAATTCCATTAAAACAAAAAATCCTTAGAAAAACTAAAGTTTATACTAGACCTAACGATAATCTATCAAGCACTGAATTTACATTTACTCGATTCTTAGTACCGCATCTTTCTCAATATAGTGGCTGGGCACTTTTTATAGATTGCGATTTTGTTTTTTTAGATGACCCAGCAAAATTGTTTGAACAATCAAATAATGATTATGCTGTAATGTGTGCGCATCACGACTATACGCCTAAAGAAGGGCTGAAGATGGATGGTAAGCAACAGTATAATTATCCAAGGAAAAATTGGTCTAGCTGTATGTTAATTAACTGCGGACACCCAGCTAATAGACAGCTTACTACAGAGCTAGTTAACAATAGCACAAAGACAGGCGCATTCTTCCATCGCTTTAGTTGGCTTGATGATAACCTTGTTGGAGAAATAAGCCATGAATGGAATTGGTTGGTTGGTTGGTACAAAGAACCTCAAGACGGTACGCCAAAAGCATTACACTACACAGAAGGCGGCCCTTGGTTTAAAGAATACGAAGATTGCGAATACAATTATGAATATTATAAAGTTAAACAAAAATTATTACAATCTAAACTAGACTTTTACGAAAACGTAGACATAGTAGGAGTTGACAGGCTAACTGTAAATCCAAATAAGAAAATAATAATTGATTTGTTATTAAAAAGTATTATTGATCCAGAAGAAAATATATATAAAACAAAAGATGAATTAAATCGATTAAAGGAAATAGAAATGGGTGTCAAAGTATTAGCAGTCAGTAAAAATAAAGAAGATGACGAGGCCAATCGCGACTATCGCGACAAAGGCGCTTATGATCCTTTCTTACAAGACTTTGTTATAGGCTCTGGAGGAACAATTGGATTATGGGACTATAAAAATAAGGAAGATACTACCTTAGTAATACG